TCAGGTATTCCATCACCCATCTACTCAGTCTCGGAAGGTTTCTTCTCCGAACCAACCCAAAATAGATTTTGGTGTGCTTTCTCCAACCCCAGAAGAAACACTGGCCCGTTCTACGACAGCTTCCACTCTAACAAGAAATACTGGCACACCGAACAAATTGATTCCCGCTCAGTCGAAAACACTGACACCGAACTATTCAACCGTATGCTGGAACAATACGGAGAAGATTCAACCGTTGCCCGTGTTGAAGTCCTCGGTGAATTTCCAAGAGCCGATGACGATGCAGTAATCCCCATAGAATTAGCACGGGCAGCCGTTGATCGTGATGTCAATATTACCGCTTCCGATCCAATCGTTTGGGGCTTAGACGTTGCTAGGTTCGGTGGTGATAATACTGCCCTCTGCAAACGCCAAGGTAATACTGTTACTGAAATTAAAACTTTTAAATCTATGGATTTAATGCAACTATGTGGAGCGATTCATAATGAGTATGAAGAGTGTACGGCCCTAGAACAGCCACAAGAAATCCTAATAGACTCAATCGGTCTAGGATCTGGGGTGGTCGATAGACTAACTGAACTCAACCTACCCGCCCGAGGGGTAAATGTGTCAGAGTCTCCTGCTAGTAAAAAGAAATTTATTAATTTGCGAGCCGAACTTTGGTTTCAAATTAAAGAGTGGTTGGCCCAAAGAAATTGCCGACTGCCAAGCGATGATGAGTTGATTGCTGAACTGGTTGCACCCAGCTATTCGTACAACTCATCAGGTAAAATAAAAATAGAAAGTAAAGAACAAATGAAAAAGCGTGGATTGAAGTCACCAGACAAAGCTGATGCACTTGCATTAACTATGGCGAGTTCTGCCGTAACTTTTTCGGGAAATTCGTCATTTATGGGGTATAATTTTAAACGACCACTCAAATCAAGAATTTTTCGAGTAGGATAATATGGAAAAGAAAGACCTAGACACAAAAACAATAGACGTTGTAGATTTACAAGGCGTTCTAAAATCTGAATACGATGATGCCAAAGACTATATAGACCAAGTAGGCGAAGATAGAGCCGAAGCAACAGACTATTATCTTGGCAATGAACCTGATGGTTCAAGTAATATGCAGTCTGAATTTATTTCAACTGACGTAAGAGATACTGTACTTTTCATGTTGCCATCAATCATGCGAACATTTTTTGGCACAAAGAAAGCAGTTGAGTTTGTACCAACCAACCCAGAAGATATTCCTGTCGCTGAACAACAAACAAACTTTATCAATTACATTATTCAACAAAAAAACAATGGCTTTAAAGTATTTTACGATGCGTTCAAAGATGCTTTGATTAGAAAGACTGGTTATGTCAAAGCCTTTTGGGATGACAGCATGTCAGTCACTAACCACGAATACACAGGCCTAGACAAACAATCCAGAGATGCACTTTTACTCGACAAAGATGTAGAGATAGTCGAAGAAAAAGTTGAAACAGAAATGATGATGGTCATGGATGAAACTACAGGCGAACAAGTAGAACAAGAATTTCCTGTTCGTTATGACCTAAAGATTAGAAGAGTTAAAAAGAAAAACCAAGTGGTTATTGAATCAGTGCCACCTGAAGAAATTTTAATAGCTAGAGATGCTAGAGATTTAGAATCTGCTAGTTATGTTGCTCACCGCATGATTAAAACAGTCGGTGAGTTGGTCGCTATGGGTTATGACCAAGAAGATGTTGAAGAGTATGCAGGGTCAGGCAATATGCTTGATGCAGATTCAACTGATGAAGAAAATGCTAGAAACCCTTACGCTGACAACGACTTTGATAGCCCTGATCCAAACAATAAAAATGTTTTATATATTGAACACTATTTAAATTATGATTTAGATGGTGATGGCATAGACGAACGAATTAGAGTTTGTACTGCTGGAAACGGGGTAAACGTCATGCACGTTTCGCCTTGGGATGATTTACCTATAGTTCTCTTTTCTCCAGATCCCGAACCTCATACCTCAATCGGTAGTTGTCCAGCAGACTACTTAATGCCAATTCAAAGAGCTAAATCTCAGATTATGAGAGACACGCTTGACAGTCTAGGCCACGCCATCTTCCCAAGAATGGGTATAGTAGAAGGGCAAGTCAATGTTGATGATGTCTTAAATACAGATATTGGCCAACCAATTAGAATGAGAGCACCTGGTATGGTACAACCATTTGCAGTGCCTTTTGTTGGTAAAGAGGCTTTTCCAGTTTTGGGTTATTTAGATGAATCTAAAGAAAACAGAACAGGAGTATCAAAAGCATCTGCTGGTCTTAATGCTGATGCCCTGCAATCAAGCACCAAAGCTGCTGTAACTGCAACTATGTCAGGAGCACAAGGCAGAATAGAGCTTATTTGCCGTCATTTTGCTGAAAGTGGTATGAAAGCACTGTTTAAATTAGTCTATCGTTTGGTTATTAAACACCAAGAACAACAAGAAATGGTCAGACTAAACAATATGTTTGTGCCAATAGATCCTCGTTTTTGGGATGCTGACAAAGATGTTTCTATTAATATTGCTCTTTCACCATCAAGCGATGAAGAAAAAGTACAATTCTTACTAGCTTTGTCACAAAAACAAGAACAAATCTTACAAACACTAGGGCCAAACAATCCCTTGGTATCATTGCAACAATATGCCAACACTTTAGGCAAGGTTATTGAGATGTCAGGCTTCAAAGATGTTGATGCCTTTATTAATCCGCAAGTACCACCTATGCCACCACAACCTGAACAGCAAAAACCTGATCCTGCTGAATTGCTTGCACAAGCAGAGATTCAGAAAGCACAAGTTCAAGCTCAAAAGGCTATGATAGATGCTGAAACAGAGCGTATGAAAATCTTAATGGAAGATGATAGAAAACGTGATGAAGCTGAAGCAGATATTATGGTGAAGTCTGCTGAACTACAAGCCAAGTTTGGTGCACAAGTAAATCAAGCTGAAATCAAAGCATTGATGGAACGTGATAGAGAAGTAATTAGACAAGTTGCTAAAACACAAGCACAAGGATTATTTAACAATGGC